TTAAAAGTGGAACAAATAAAAAAGTTATTACTATTAATAAAAATATTAATGTTCAAACAAGTGGGTTAGTATTACTTAATTATAAAATTCTAGGTAATGAATCCAAAGAAGCATAATGAATTTAAAAAAGGTATAGCAGAAGAAGTGGGAGTACATTATCAATTAGTTGATGATTTTGTAACTTTTTATTATAGTAAGCTTAGAAAAAAATTGTCAACATTAGAATTTCCAAGAATTTATGTAGATGGATTAGGTACATTTATTCTTAGAAAAAATAAGTTAGAGACATCAATTAAAAGACAAAAAAGTATGTTGGGTAATATTGCTAAACGTACTTATAACGGCTATGCTAAAAGTGAAAACATTACTTCTAATATTTTAGAAATGGAACGTGCTTTAAAACAATTAGAAAAAGATATACTAAATAAAAAAGAATTTAAAGCAAAATAAGTTTTACAATATGCAAGGAAAATGGAAAACATATTTAACAGTATTTAAAAATGCCGATCTAATACTAGAAGGTATTAAAAATAATATATTTAAAAAAGAACATGTTGAAGCTGTTGCAACAGATAGATTTCAAATATGTATAAATTGTTCTTTGTTTGATGCAAAAGGAACTGATTGTTTGGCTCCTGGTACTCAACCTTGTTGTTCTGATTGTGGTTGTAGTTTAGCATTTAAAGTGAGATCATTATCTTCTGAATGTCCAAAAGGATATTGGTTTGCATTAACAACAGAAGAACAAGAAGAAAAAATAAACCAACAAATTAAATAATAAAATTATGAGTGATTTACTTGAACCAATTACTGTATCTGATATTGTAAAAGATTTATTAGAATATAAATTGATTACATTTGAAGCAGCAACAATACTATTAAATGCAGAGGCACAAGCTAATGCATTTAACAAAAAAACAATGTTACCTCCTGCTTGGGTACCTAAAATTAAACAAGAAAATATTATTACATGGACAATTGATCCAAATAATCCTGATGTACCATATTGGTACACTACAAGAACATAATATTATGGCTATTATATTTAAAGAAGAGGGACATACATATGAAAGTGTAGACAATGACAATATAGAGTGGTTAAGTGTAACCTCTTTTATAGGAATGTTTAAACCCAAATTTGATGCAAAAGGTCAAGCTAAAAAATCAGCTAAAAACAAAAGATCAAAGTGGTATGGGATGTCTGAAAGAGAGATACTAGATGCATGGGATAATGAAACAAAAAGAGCTATAAAGTTGGGTAACTTTTATCATAATCAGAGAGAAACTGATATGTTGGATTTTAATACTATTGAGCGTGATGGAACAGAAATACCAATTGTTAAACCATTAACAAATGATGATGGTATTAAATTAGCTCCTGAACAAAAATTAGATGAAGGTATATATCCTGAACATTTAGTATATTTGAAATCTGCAGGGATTTGCGGACAAGCTGACTTAGTAGAAATTGTTAATGGTTATATTAACATTTATGATTATAAAACCAATAAAGAAATTAAAGAAAAAGGATTTACTAATTGGGAGGGAATAACAAATAAAATGTTTAAACCTGTAAACAACTTGGACGATTGTAATTTAAATCATTATAACTTACAACTAAGTATTTATGCGTATATTATTAAAAAGCATAACCCCAAATTAAAAATAGGCAAGTTGGTAATACAACATGTTAAGTTTATTAAAGTGGGTGAAGATGATAATGGATATCCAATAACTAAAGTAGAAAATGGAGAACCTGTTTTAGATGAAGTAAAAATGTATGACTTACCATATATGAAAGATGAAGTAGTTTCATTAATGACTTGGTTAAAAGATAATAGATAAAATTAAAATTATGCTAATAAGATTATTTGATATACAAAATTCCAAAGTTGTTCCAACTGAACATTGTTATGCTTTACCTTTTTTAAATGTTATTATGGAAGAATATCCTGATAGCTATTTGCAAGTATATCAATACATTTTTTATATGTCTTGTCCAAATCCAGATATGAATCCTTTTTTTAATTTACCTGAGCATGAAAAAGAAGATATTATAATTGAAGAAATTAAATTAGAAGAATCACCAGAAGATGGGAAAATAAGATATGCATTAGATATGTGTAAAAAACTTTATGAAACCCCTACATATAGAGCTTATGTTGGTATTAAATCTATGCTTGATAGATTGGCCAAGTATATGGAAGTTACTGCAATAGAACATGGGAGAGATGGTAACATAAATTCTATGGTAAATGCAGCAGCTAAGTTTGAACAAATCAGACATTCATATAAAGGAGCTTTTACTGATATGAAACAAGAACAAGAAAGTTCGGTTAGAGGTGGTGCAGGATTAGCTTATGATCAAATATAATGAAGGATAAAGAAATTATATGGCATTTTTGTTATTGGGATGAACCATATATAACAAAAAACCAAACCAATAATACAGCATTAATAACAAATAAACAAACCAAAGAAAATGGCACAACAAATTATACCAGTAGGGAAGAAGATTTTGATAAAACAAAAGGAATCTGAAAAGTTTTTCAAAAACACCAATATTATTATTCCTGATGGAGCTCAAGAAAGAGAAAATGTAGGAACTGTAATAGGAGTAGGAGCAAGTGTATCAGAAATAAAAATAGGAGATGTGGTTCAATATACAGACCATTGTTTACCTGTTCCCATGAAACATAATGATCAAGAACATTTACTTATTCAAGAAGGTGATGTTTTTGCAATTTTAGTGAATGTATAAATCCGTTCCAACATATTATAATGGTGAGTGGATAACCACGGATTTTGAAACTAAAAAAGATTTTGTTGATTATATACTCAGTATATTTAGTGAACCGGGTAAATATGCATTTAACAGTTTAGCTGAAGAATTCAATAAAGAAGCTCAAACTTTTAATACTCAAGGGTTTTATTGTAATAAACCTTTTAGATCTAAAGACTTTACTACATATTGGGAAGATCAAAAAAATAAATGTAGAGAAGGTGTTATATACAAAGATGATAATAAGTCTTGGTATTTAACTAGAGATTATTATATGTGGTTAAATTTTTTACCAATCTTTGATAAAGAAGAAAAAAAGTATGGCTTTGCTAAAGTAAGAGATGCCCAATATCATATGGCTCTTTATGAATTATTAGCTGAGTTAAATAATAAACATTCTGCAATACTTAAAAAACGTCAGATTGCATCTTCATATTTTCATATGGGTAAACTTATAAATACCTATTGGTTTGAAGAAGGTAGTATTTGTAAAATTGGTGCATCATTAAAAGATTTTATTAATGATAAAGGATCTTGGAAGTTTTTAGATGAATATAAAATTTTTCTTAATGAACACACTGCATGGTATAGGCCAAGCAATCCAGAAAAGGTCCTTTTATGGCAACAACAAATTGAAGTAAGAATAGGCAATAGAAAAACTGCTAGAGGACTTAAATCTAAAATACAAGGTGGTTCATTTGAAAAAAATGCTACAACTGGAGTAGGTGGACCTTGTACATATTTCTTTCATGAGGAAGCAGGCATTGCTCCTAAGATGTCTGAAACATATGAATATTTACGTCCTGCTATGTCTTCTGGTATGATGACTACAGGTATGTTTATAGCAGCAGGATCAGTGGGAGATTTAGAACAATGTAATCCTTTAAAAGATATGATTACAAATCCTGTGGCAAATGACATATATGCTGTAGAAACTGATTTAATAGATGCTGATGGTACTATTGGTATGGCAGGGTTATTTATTCCTGAACAGTGGTCTATGCCCCCTTATATTGATGATTACGGCAATTCTTTAGTTGAAGATGCTATTAGTGCAATCATTATAGAAAGAGATAGATGGAAAAATGAATTAAACAGTGAACAATTCCAATTAAGAATATCTCAAAAACCACTTAATATTGCTGAAGCATTTGCATATAGAAAAGCATCAGTATTTCCTCAAGGAATACTTAGTAGACAGCAAAAAAGAATTGAGGAAAAAGAATATCCTTATGAGCTTATTGAATTAGATAGAGATGAAAAAGGCATCTTTGCTAAAAGAACAAATAAATTACCAATTACTAGATTTCCTGTAGATAAAAAACAAACAGATAAAACAGGTACTATTGTTGTTTGGGAAAGACCTGTAAAAAGTCCAGAGTTTGGAGCATATTATGCATCTATTGATCCTGTGTCAGAAGGAAAGACAACTACATCAGATTCCTTATGTAGCATATTTGTTTATAAAAATGCTACTGAAGTAACTAGAACTACTGTATCTGGAGATATTGAACAGTTTTTAGAAAAAGATAAAATTGTTGCTGCTTGGTGTGGAAGATTTGATGATATTAATAAAACACATGAAAGACTTGAACTAATTATTGAATGGTACAATGCTTGGACTATTGTAGAGAATAACATATCTCTCTTCATTCAGCATATGATTGCTAGAAAAAAACAAAGATATTTAGTACCTAAACAACAAATTTTATTTCTTAAAGATCTTGGTTCTAATAGAACAGTATATCAAGAATATGGTTGGAAGAACACGGGTACATTATTTAAAAGTCATTTGATTTCTTATGCTATTGAATTTTTAAGAGAAGTAATAGATGAAGAAACAGATATAAATGGTGTTGTAATAAAGCAAACATTAGGAGTAGAAAGAATACCTGATCCAATGCTTATTAAAGAAATGCTAGCATATTACCCAGGTCTTAACGTAGATAGACTGGTGGCATTTGGGGCACTAATAGCTTTTGTTAAAATACAACAATCCAATAGAGGTTATTCTAAAAGGCAAGAATCTGAAGAAAATTCTTTGGTAAAGTCAGATAATTTCAGTAAATTAAAGTATAGTCCGTTTAAAAATATTGGACAAAATAGATCAAGAAATAGTGATAGACCAACTAGGTCTGGGTTTAAAAATTATAAATAGACTAATTAAAAATATCTGGGATGAGAGTATTAAATGCAATGCAGTTAAAAAATGGAGCTAAGGCTGAAGGAGGCCCTACGTTTTCTAGTTTAACTCAACCTATACAGTTTTTACCAGCTTCAGAAAAAAATGATGATTGGGCAGCATGGAATTTAGATTGGCTTGAACTCCAAGGTGTAGAATTTTTGCGTATTAATGCTAGAAGACTTTTAAAGAATTATAAATTAGCAAAAGGTATTATTGATAAAACAGATTATATAGTAGAACCGGATAATGATTATAAAGATATGATGGATGTTTTAACTAAAGAGAATGACTCTGCGTTAGAACTTAAATTTTATCCAATTGTTCCAAATGTAATAAATGTTTTAAGTGGAGAATTTTCTAAAAGATACAATAAGGTTCAGTTTAGAGCTGTTGATGACAAATCATATAATGAAATGTTGGAGCAGAAAAGAATGGAAATTGAAGAATCCTTATTAGCTGATGCCGAGTCACAGCTTATACAATCAATGATTGAAATGGGGATGGACCCAGCATCTGAAGAAGCTCAACAAAAATTATCACCAGAAGGTTTAAAATCTCTTCCAGAGATAGAAGATTTTTTTAGTAAGTCTTATAGAAGTATGGTGGAAGAATGGGCATCTCATCAACATAATATTGATGAAGAAAGGTTCAGAATGCAAGAACTAGAAGAAAGAGCATTTAGAGACATGCTTATTTCAGATAGAGAGTTTTGGCATTTCCGTATGTTAGAAGATGATTATGATGTAGAGTTATGGAATCCTGTTCTTACATTTTATCAAAAATCTCCAGATCAAAGATACATTGCTGATTCTAATTATGTAGGTAAGATTGATTTAATGACTGTCTCAGATGTAGTAGACAGATATGGTTATTTAATGAATGAGAAACAATTATCTTCTCTACAAAGAATATATCCTGCACGTTCTGCACAATATCAGGTTAATGGTTATCAAAATGATGGTTCTTATTATGATGCTACTAGATCTCATGAATGGAATACTAATGCACCTGGATTAGCCTACAGACAATATGCAAGTAATTATATGGCTGATCCTGTAAGGGGTGGTGATATTGTTACTCAAATACTTTCTCAAAGTGAAGACTTAGAAGGATTTGGAGACAGTAATTTAATGAGAGTTTCCACAATTTATTGGAAGACTCAAAGAAAAGTTGGTCACTTAACCAAAATTGAATTTGATGGTGAAGTCATTCAAGAAATTATTGATGAAACATATAAAGTAACTCAGAAACCTGTTTATGATACATCTATCTTTAAAAATAAAAGTAAAGAAACTTTATTACAAGGAGAGCATGTAGATTGGATTTGGATTAATG